ATATGCATTACCAGAAATACCTACATTATATGCATAACCATTAGAACTATTAGCCATTGCACCGGCATAGTTATTTGCACCAATACCAGTATTATATGCCAGAGAGTTAGCAGAATTGGCCTTGTCAAAAGCCGCATTAGCAACATTATAAGATGCGGATTCATAAGTTCCAATACCATTGGCATAATCAAAGGCTGCATTTGCTAAAGTATATGCCGCATTGGCAGTATCATATACAATAGTTTCGTAAGCTGTTGTTTGTACCGTTGTATCGGCAAATTCTAAACCGCCTCCAGATAAACCTAATATACCATTATTTGTAAATGTCCATTGATATGACCCACCACTTGTTCTAAAGGTAAACTGATATGGTGCTGTAACTGACATTGATAGTGGATTATCTTCTGTGATAGTTCCACCAGAAGGGAAAGTAAGTGCGTTATTTGCTAAAGATGTCTTACCTGTATTAACCACATCAACAAAAAGATTTGAACTTCTGTTCAATTGCATAATTACATTGTTAGCTTCATACCATTTGTAACCGGCATTGACATTAGCACCGTCTGAAATAGCATCAACACCAAACCAGATACTATCTGTTTCTAGACCAAATGCATAATCATAATAAGGTCCGGCGTCTCTCTGTGGCCAGAATATGATTCTTTCACCTGAGGTGTTGGAAAGGTTTGGTGCAACAAGAGGAACACTTTGAGAGAATATAAGTTGTGTACCATTTGAAACAACAGGCATTGCGGCATTTGCTTTATCAAAAGCCGCATTAGCAACATTATAAGATGCGGATTCATAAGTTCCAATACCATTGGCATAATCAAATGCCGCATTAGCAACCAAATATGCATCATTTGCCTTATTAAATGCCGGGGAGAAGTTTGTTACAATTCCAGTTAAAAATGCACCATTACCATAAAAGTATGAAGCAGTAACATTACTACTCACTAATACATTATTATTTGCATAAAGATTAATTATACCACTTGTATCATCAAAATACATTGAAGTATTTGTTAAAACAACACCTGCTGTGTTATGATTTATATATACAAAGTTTGTATTTTCATAATTTAATTGTGCAAGATGTCCATTTTTTGCAAATACATCAATACTATTTGCTGCCCAAAACTGTCCAATGCCTGTATCGGTTGTATTGAAATATAATGGACCGGTCATAGTATCGCCGGTACGAACAACAGCACCATTGGCGGTATCAAATGCAGAGTTTGCTACAACATACGCCGCATTAGCTTCATTATAAATTTCTGTAACGTCAACACCACCACCAATAGCATTAGCAGCATTATACGCAGCATTAGCAACGTCATATGCAACTTTAAGATTGGCAGTAATTGTGAAAGCATCATTGATGAAATCTGGTGTTAGTTCTATGTTTTGACCAGCATTAATACTTAAAATAGCATTTTCAATAGCAGCAGTAAGGAATGTACCACCAACGTTTACCGTTGAATAGTTATTACCAGCGGAGATGTGTTTGATTGTATTAGAAGAATCTTTATAGTAAATACGACCATCAGCATAGTTGATGGCAATTTCACCATACTCCAGGTTTAATGGTGCTTCACTAGGTACTGAAGATTTTTTAAGTTTGATTACCGTGTTTGCCATTAAAAGTCGTCATTCTTCTCTTCCGGTTGACTTTCTACCAATGGCAACACCACAGGAACACGTTCAACCTCGTCTGCTTTTTTTCTATTTATAACTTTTTTCGGAGGCGAAATTTGTTTTGAGAGATAGACGATTTCTGCTTCCTTTTCGGAAAGCTGGCTATTTTTTTGGTCTATTGTTTTATTCAATTCAGCAATTTGTCCATTAAGCCTATTTACTTCCGCTTTTGAACTTTCTAATTCACTACTTTTTGTTAATAATGCCTGCTTTACTTCATTTAGCTGTCCAGTCAATGCATCCATATGCGATACTTTACTTTTTATCGCTTCATATGAGGCTTTTACATCGTTAGCCTCTTTTATATCTTTTGATAAATCCGCCGACGAATTTTGACATTCTTGTAATTGTTCCTGAAGAGAAGCAATTAAAGCCTCTCTTTCAGGAAGAATGTCTTTTGCAATTTTGAGTTGTGTTCTTAATTGTAAAATGGTACCCAATTGTTCATGTAACATACCCATTGCATGGTCTACATAGGTATTAATGTATTTGTTTGCATCACTCATAATTTATTTCTCCAATTACAATTAGAAAGTGCCTCCGTCGAGCATTCCAAATTGCGGAACACCAGAACCGTTTACTTGTAGAACATTACCTTCGCTACCGGATGATGTAACAAGTAGACCATCTGTTCCGTTACCATATATAACACCGTTTGTGGTGAATGAACCTCGGCCAGTACCGCCATAGTTGACTAGTAATGTACCAGTGTTCACATAAGATGCGTTAGCCGCATGAACGTCTGCTAAATTAGCAGTACCAAAGGCAGCATTTGCTACGGTATAACCAGCATTGGATGATGTATAGGCAGCATTTACGACAACATATGCAGCATTTACTGATGTATAGGCAGCATTTGTAACAACATAGTTGGCATTTGATGATGTATAAGCAGCATTGACTACTGTAAATGCAGAATTTAATTTATCAAACGAAGAATTAGATACTACATAATTGGCATTTGCCATTGTATAGGCAGCATTAATAACATCAAATGCAGAATTTGTTGCACCATAGGCGGCATTAGCTAAGTCGAATCCGGCATTAGCATTATCATAAGCAGAACTAATCCATACGATTGCATTGGCGCCGCCTAACCAGAGATTGCCTGTAACAAAATCGGCATTAAGAACGGCATTGACCATATTGTTGGCATATGGTGTTATTTCATTATCAAATAGAGGTTCTGCGTCATAACCTTGGAACAAGAACCATTCTTTAGAAGCATGGTCACGATAGAGACCAGTGTGGACGTTAGCAGCACCGTTGTTGTAGTTACCAACAAAACCAATATCAACAATGTCAGCAAGAACATTATTATTAGCAAGATAAATTAAGGAATCTTCAACATTCAATGATGCTGTATTGACTGTTGTTGTTTTACCAGTAACAGTTAGGTTACCTGTAATGGCAACATCGCTTGTGATTGTCTGTGTCTCACCTGCTAAAGTTAGTTTAACAAATGTTACATTTGCCCATGAATTAGAATCATTTGCATAACCATAAGCAGCATTTGCTACATCAAAATTAGCATTGGCCAGTGTATATGCTGCATTGGTGACATCAAAGTTAGCGTTAGCAAGTGTATAAGCAGCATTGGTTACATCGTAGTTAGAATTAGCAAGACCGTATGCTGAGTTTGTAGTATCAAAAGCAATGTTTGTTACCGCATAATTGGCATTGGCCATTGTATAGGCAGCATTTGTAACGTCAAAGTTAGCGTTAGCAAGTGTATATGCTGAATTTGTGGTATCAAATGTTAAGTTTAATAGATTGAAAATAGCATTAGCATCTGTGAAACCTGAGTTTGCCGCAGTGAAGGCAGCATTAGCAAGGTCAAAGATGGCATTCTGTTGATCGACGTAAAACTTACCACCGATGGTAATAACACCGGAACCGTCTGAGGTACCGAGAAATAATTTATCAGAAAGATAGGAATATGCTGGTTCCGCAGCATTTAATGATCCATCAACTGGTTTGATGTTGATACTGGATCTTTTAATTTGAATTTTTGTGTTTGACATGACTTAGAATTCTCCTCCGTCTAAGATGGGCAAAGTTTCAATTACAAACTTTCCACTTTGCTCATCATAAACGACCGTCTCGTTATTTGCTATATGGCTGGCGTCAACGTCTTTAAGTTGAACAAGTTCTTGAACTCCTCCACCGCCACCTGCTCCATTAAAGGTATTTATCAAAATTCGGTTTTTAGGTGTTGTTGTTACTACTATTTTAGGCATATTTTTACCTTGTTATTGATGGTGTAACAAACATAATACCTTCGATAAGTCTGGATTTTAGTCCTGCAACTGTATCATAAACTTTAACATCGAAAAAATAAGTTCCTGCTGGTATATTTGCCGTATTAGCAGCATCCAATTCTACAAAAATTTCACCAGAATTTGCCTGTGGTATGGTGCAGATTAAAGAGGCTGTAATGTTTTGAGAAAGATATGACTTTCTCATTTGACTGGTTACGATATAACCTGACAAATTTTGCGCCAAATTATTATCTTCACTGTTCATTTGAACGGTGACACTAAAATCTGTGCCTTGGTCCATAAAAAGTTCTACGTATTCGGACATCTTTTTTCCTTAACTTACTGATGGTAAGAATGAACCATAAAGATAAGTGCCGTCACAAACAAAAGAGAAAACGTCATGTGCACCGGCATCGGTCGTTATTGTAGGAGCAACACCGCCTGGCCACTTATATGCACTAGAGAAATATAAATTGTGACTACCAACACCATCTTGGTAAACATGAAGTATGTATGTACCAACTTGTAGGTTTGAAGGATTCGCTAATGTTGCATCTCCAACCAAAGTAAGAGTTGCTATTGTTCCGAGTGCGGCATTCCAATTTGTTGTTACTCCATAAGACAATGTTTGTTGTAAAATACTGGCACCGGCCAAGTTAATAGTGCCTGTAAATGTTGGACTTGCCGCAGGAGCAGCATTATTTGCTTTTGCAAAAGCAGCATTAGCAGTATTATATGCAGGTGCAATCTGTGGTGCTACGTTATTTGCTGCACCAAAAGCAGCATTTGCAACCGTGAACCCAGCATTTGCTACACCAAATAAAACGGATGTATTTGTCTGCGTAGCAAATACAGTATTGGCCCAGTTATTAGAAGATGCTCCAATCTGTATCGCATAACCATTTGCACCTGCTGATACGCCGTTTGCTTTGGCGAACGCCGCAGTAGTATTAGTTGAAACACCATTAGCAAAACCAAAGGCAGCATTAGCAACACCAAAGACGACATTATCTTGGTTAAAGGCAGCATTAGCAACACCAAAAGCAGCATTAGCAGTATTATATGCCGGTGCAATCTGAGGTGCTACGTTATTGGCAGTACCAAATGCGGCATTAATTACAGCAAATGCGGAATTTACAGCATTATAAGTTAAATTAGAATGTCCAAAAGCAGCAGTTGTATTAGTTGCTACAGAAAGAACATCACCATTTGATGCTATGAAGGTTGTGTAAGCATTTAATGTATTGCTTGTAAATGCCCAAGCATTTGATACTTCAACCCATGTAAGAGCAGCATTAGAGTTTTTGTTACCTCTATTAACAATGATACCTGCGTTTAGAAATGGTGCAGAAGAACTTGGTAAGTTTGTATCAAGAACAATAGTATTATTTCCTACAAGGAAAGTATTTGTATTGGCATATGTGGTATTACCAGATATGGTTAAGTTGCCAGTAATGAATACATCACCTGAAATTGTTCCGCCTGCTTTAGCATAATATGTGGCCGCCGCATAGTTATTGGCACTAGTTCCGACTACGTTGGTATAAGCATTACCAGAAGCACCAACTACTATGGAATAGGCGTTTCCTGACGTTCCAACTACGTTGGAGTATGCATTACTAGAAGCACCAACAACAACTGCATAGGCATTACTAGAGGCACCAACAACAACTGCATAGGCATTACTAGAGGCACCAACTACGTTGGAGTATGCATTACTAGAAGCACCAACAACAACTGCATAGGCATTACTAGAGGCACCAACTACTACGGAATAAGCATTGGCCGATGTTACCGATGTATTGGTATATGTTCTATCGGATGCTGATACCGTATTTGTATAAGCATTACCAGAGGCACCAACTACTACGGAATAAGCATTGGCCGATATGCCTACTGCGTTGGTATAGGCATTTGAAGAATTAGCCGTCACACCTGCATAATTATTTGCCGCAATAGCAGTATTTGCTAGATTGTTTGCTGTCGTATTTGCTTTATCAAATGAAGCATTTGTTGTATTAAAACATGCTTGGTTTGTTTGTATAGAAATAGCAGCATTACCTGTTAAAATCGTAACTTGTCCATTTACGTTATTTGCCAAAGTAAATGCTGATTGTGCTTTATCATCTACTCTTACAACATAAGCATTAACACTGTTTGCCATAAAACCAGAATATGCATTTACAGAATTTGCCATAAATCCGGAATAGTTATTTGATGATGTTGTTGATAAGTTTATGTAAGCATTAACTGAAACTCCAATTAAATTCGAGTATGCATTAACGGATGTTCCTATAAGATTTGAGTAAGCATTTACTGATAATGCAGTTAGATTTGTATAATTATTTCCAGATATACCTATCAAATTAGCATAGGCATTACCAGAAACACCAATAACATTGGAGTATGCATTACCAGAAACACCAACAACCAAAGTATAAGCATTACCGGATGAACCTACTAAATTAGCATAAGCATTACCAGAGGCATTCATAGCGGTTGCATAACTATTTGCTGATGAACCTACAACATTAGTATATGCATTAGATGCTGCTACAGAAACATTAGTATAGACGTTAGATGATAAAGCAACTAAGTTAGCATAGGTATTACCTGAGATTCCAACCACGTTGGCATAGGTATTACCAGATGTGCCGACTAAGTTAGCATATGTATTGCCTGCTATTCCTACAAAGTTGGCATATGAGTTACCTGATATACCGACTAAATTGGCATAGGTATTACCAGAGATACCGACTAAATTGGCATAATTATTAGTAGAAACAAAACCAACATTGGCATTATTATATGCTGAATTGGCAACAACATATGCAGAATTGAGCATACCCCATGCCGCATTAGTTGTGTTGTAATTGGAATTTGTTAGGTCATAAACCGAATTTACACGACCAAATGCTGAGTTTGTAAGGACATAGTTGGCATTTGTTGAAGTATAGTTTGCATTTGCTACATTATAACAAGCATTTGTTGTATTGAAAGAAATGTTTGTTACAACATAGTTGGCATTTGCCATTGTATATGCGGAATTTAAAACACCAAATGCAGTATTGATGGTCTGAAATTCCAAATTTTGTGTATCATTTAACTGGTTTGCGTAAATAATTATCTGGTTAGTTTTAGTAACCCAGGTTTGGAATGTATCAGTGAGGTTAACGTTTGCAATTCCCATTTACTTTACCAGTCCTTTTAGCAAATCTTTTATTTCTTGTAAATCGTTTTTAAGAGACGATACATCATCTTTTAATATATCAAGTTCTTTTTCTCTTTGTCTTCTAGCCTTATATGCTTCTAGAGATTTATTATCCTTATTTATAAGAAATCCTTCGGGGGTTCTATAAACACCAGGTAAATCTGTTTTTGCGTCCGTCATCTAATACCTACTTTGGCAGTTAATAGATCCATGATGGCCTTGCGTTCATCAAAGTGTTCTACATCTTCCGGTCTATCGGTACAACCGTGGAATTCAATAACAAATTCTAATGCCTGAATCCACTTTTCTGCGATTTCTGGACTATAACCCATAAGCCTCATCATTCTTTTACCTGTCTTGGCCACAAAATATGGTGGAAAGACAACACAACCTAGTGCTACATGATGGTCAGCAATTAATACATTTGAGTCGAATCCAAAACAAACAATAGGTTTTCTTGATACCACACAATTATCATAAATCTTTATGGAGTCATAGATGTCAGCATTACCAAATATTTTTCCGTGATTTAGAACCTCTGCATTGTTTCTGACCATCGCATTACCATAAACTTCCGCATTATCATATACCAAAGCATTATTTACAACTCTGGCATTTTCATATACTTTTGCATGACCACATACCCTGGCATTATCATATATCTGTGCCGTATCATATACTTCGGCATCACCATACACCCTTGCTGAACCATAAACTCTTGCACTACCATATACTTTGGCAAAATCGTTTATAACAGCCTTCTCGGTTACTCTTGCATTACCAAAAACTGCTGCATGAGGACCAACATAACATTCCGGATCAACATGTGCCGTCTCTGCTACCCATCCACCACCATTTACATGTTGATGGGCAGGAACTTTACCACGACCATCTTTGAAATCCACATTTATGATGTGGGTCATCATTTCACTCATATCAAAAGTAAATTCCATTATAACCTCTTATTTTTGTAGTGCAATTGCCCTCAAATCACCAACTCTCGGAACAACGGCAGAGTTTACACCATCATTTAGGAGACCAACCTTGAGAGCAAAGTATTTGTATGTGGAGTAAGTAACACCAACATCAGTGGTGTAGGTGATAACATTGGCGGCGCCAGCATAGTCACCATTGAGTGCCACGGTGCGGCCGGTGTATAGGACCTGAGTATTGCCTACTACGACACCAGTTGTATTTACAACATTGGCAGTTTCGCCAGCATCAAATCCTGTATCGGACATAACGTAGATTGTGCCACCCTCTACGTTTTCTACCATAGCGGAGAAACCTGATGTTAGACCGTTTAGAGTAAATCCAACATTAACACCTGTTGAGAATCCTAATGTGTTTGCGATTGTTACCCTATCAACAGAACTTGTAGGAACAAGATATGTATATTCCTTAAAGTTGCTTCTATCATCAAGTGAAGAATAGGTTTGGTCACCATTACCATCCTTATACAACTCAACCCAATGTTGCTGTGCGAATGGCGTGCCATCTTGAGCATTTAGAATTTTAATCCAAACTTTAACATCAGTTCCTGGTGGACGATATGCCGATAGAATAACGTGCATATCTTCAGCATCCTGGCCTTCAGCAAGGGTTACTGTCTTTGAGATATACTTGTTAATCAAAGCACCATGAGTTGGTAATGTTTCATCCGTTGTGTCATTGTTGATAATGTTATCAAGGATGATTGTCTGTGTTTTTGTCAGATCAAGCAATGGTGAAACGGAATTAGATGACGTTTTCATACTGACTGAAATAATCTGAGAGTTAGCACCAGCAAGTTGGTTGATCTCATTTGTTCTAGAAAGAACTGCCCTTTCTTTATTGAAATACTGGGTAGTTGATGGATCAATCTGCGTAACTAATGGATTAGAACCAGTTGTATCAATAGAAGTCATTTCATAAGTCATATCTGTCAATTGGAAGTTCAATGCTGATGGTTCAAAATGGAATGCTGAATACCTCCAATTTGAAATAGACCAGATTGATGTTAGATAACCATACTGACTCCAATCGGTAGAACAAATGATTGCATCACCAACAACAAATCCACCACCTGAACCAGTAAGTTGAACAAGTGAAGTAGGACCATCGATATAATAATCAAGTGTTCCTTGACCATTTGTAATACCACTATTGGTTGCCTGACCTTTAAATGTACCATTAGATGAATAGATACGAATAATTTCACCAATATAGTAACCTGTATTGCTTGCTGCAATAACGCCTGAAATACCAGTGGATACGTTTACGGCGGCACTATTCTGGAATGAACGGTCGCCAACAACAAAATCGGTTACCGCAACAGATGCTCCACTATTCAATGCTGGTAAAGCAATGTGATCGCCAGAAATGAATATGTCACCACGATTATTGGCAAAATCAATAGTATTATTATATACGTAAAGTTTTTCAATTGGTCTGTTACCAAGTGTAGCGGATGCCTGGTTCTTATTAAACTCTGCACGATAAATGTTGCAGGTTAGGTCAACACCTTCAACAATGTCCCAGTTGGTATTGTTGTTTGTCTGATAGAATGTACCAGTACCACGGCGATCATGTAGTATACCAAGTCCGTTAATATCCTGTTCACCAAGTCTAGAACACCAAACATAAAGGTCTGGATTAGCATTGATTGGATGGATAACAAATGCATATTGTGTATTGTTATATAAGAAAACTGGAATGTCAAACTTAACATTACATGGATTAGACTGTCCATTTGTTGAAATCGGAACACTAGCAGGATTATTAAAGAACACTTCCGAATATGGAACTGTGTTGCGTGTAATCTGCTGGCCAGAATCCATTTCACGAATCTCACACCAGAAACCTTCACGACCAATACGTGACACGAATAGATCAACTGAGGTTAGGAAGATACCTTCTTCACCGTTTGGTGCTGCTGCAAGGAATGAGTATGCGGAGCAAGAGTGTGACCTTGGAGCAGGTGGTGGTGGAGCAGCAATATACTCGAACCCAGCAGAATTATAATTCTGTGAAACATCTTCTGTATGATAAGCAACGGTCTTTGTTGTAAGAATTGAACGCTGTTTTGTAATTGCCTGTCCAGATGCCGTAAATGTTGCTGCACCGCCTGTAGAAACATCAACAGGAATATCGGCAGCAGTTGTAGCATTTGTCAGATCAATATAGTTTCGGCTATCAATAACCAAACAATTACGTTGACCAACTCTAAACTGACCTGTTGTAATTTGCATTTGGAATTTAAGTTGTCCGTTAGCATCGGTGATCAATTGGTCACCATAATTAGACCAAGGCCCTAATGATGATGGTAATGGAACAATACCGGCGGCCGCATTGGTTGATGTACCAGTTCTAAGATCATTCAATGTATTAGCAGCTAGGCCATACTGACCATTTTGAATAATCCATGAGAACTGATTAGAAGTTAGTGGTCTAGCACTATTTGCCATTGCCACACTATCAAAATAAGGCCACATACTGGTGTAAGGTTTCATACCGGTACATTGAACAGTGATAACCTGTGGACGAATATAAGAGTAATTTTGAACGTCAATTACCTTATAATCTGTTTGAACAACGTCAGCACTGTCTGCTTCCCAGTATTGTGTGCCGGTACGGACTGTATTATAAACTGTTTCAATTGTAACGCCAGCACCACCAACTGGATTGATTGAGTTAGCATAGTTTCTAGCAGCATCATATGTTGAGAATTGCCAGGATAATGGATTACCATCTGATCCAACACTACCAGTATAAACCTTATATCCTACAACTTGTGTATTCCAGGCATTCCAGTTTGTGGTATTAAGAACGTCAACTACACCGCCAGTGGTATTTTGATTGAAGTAACCATTTGCTTGATAGATGCCATAGTTAGTATTACCGCTGTTTAAGTCATAATGTGCGGTTGTACCATAAGCAGTAATTGCTTCGTTTGAAGTACCTTGCGTACCATAGTTTACAACGTAAATTGATTGCTTTGTTAGCATTTCATCAGGCATAATGGTTGTATCTACCCAAATATCCTGTGATGGGAATAGATTAACAGTGCCCAAATATAACCAAGACTGACGTTCAACGTTAAGATCCATGGTAACATATTGTTGTGCATGGTGAAGAATTTCGGTGTAAGCAACCGTTATTACCGGATTATTATACTTAACATTTGTACCACTTAGGTAGTTATAGACAATAGATTCCATCTTATAAACAGGACGAATTGTCTTTTCTTTTGTATCAAAAACAATTCTAAATTCTGGATCATAATCAGCCGCATTGGAGTTATCACGGAAAGAATCCGTGAATATACCGTTTTTAAATCTATCAACACCAGTGTCGTTTTGAATAACGGTTCCTGTAGCAGCTTTTTCTAAAAGTGATAGTGCTGTGTAGTATTCCAAATTAACTATGCGTTGTTTTAGAACACCAATATCTCTCATTGTATAGCGATATACTGCTAAAGATTTTGGAGTAGAAGCAAGTTCTGGTCTATTAAGTTTTGTAGCATACGCAGGTGATAATGATGGATATGGAGAAATGGTTAATTGTGATAGAGCCATAATTCCAGGTGATACAACTGGAATTTGTGGATTACTAGTTGGTTGACCTTTGATAATTTGGAAACGATTATCTTTATCAACCGCAACTATATCAATTCTACCCAGATAGTAATAGTAATCATATTCAATTACTGAAGAAGGAACAGGAAATTTCATTCCTGATGCTGGGTAAATCAAAGTTGATGTTGGTGATGGATTGACAGATGCCGAACCTGGGGTTGTTGTGTCGGTTGCTGTTCTATCTTTAACAACACGGAAATCTAACTGGTTTCTTAAATCATATGATTGACCTGTGATTGATGATTTGAATACAGGAATGTTTTCAGTTCTAATGTTGTTTGCTGGATTAAATAGAGTATCATTATCTTGGACTGGATAAGAATCAATAGAGAAGAAACCGCCACGGTTGGTGAAATCAGGATAGAAATAATCCAACTCAACAAGTAACTTATCATTTGATGAAAGTAAAACTTTTGGTTTAATTGTAGCATGGTCATAATGTGTATCTCTCTGACCATTATCAAATACGAATGAAGTCGTTACATCTAAACCGGCAGTATTAGATGAAGGATATGAACCTGTTCCTTTTCTGATTGTTTTAATTTTGTAAACATCAGAGAAACCAAGGTCATAAGGACCATTGATACCTGCTGTTGAACAATCAATCATAACATAACGACCAGCATTAAGTGTCTTTTTGATTTCAAGTGCAGTTGTTCTTGCCACTGGATATGTTACGGTAGCATAGAAAATACTTGGGAATGTTTCTTGTAGATTAAACTGCAATGATGTTGATGTTGTTGCAATTGTTCTTTGTGAACCAGCATAAGCACCAATACCAAACAGATTGATTTGGTCACCTGCTTCATAAATCTTGGTAAGAGTATTGCCATTGTTTGATGAAGGTAATGACTGGTCAACTACAAGTTGCGTATCATTGACAATAGACACAACTTGATAAATGAACGTATTACCTGATAACTGAATCTTATCACCAACATTTAGGCTAGTAAAGTGTGTACCTGTACCATTAAGGATAACGTTTGATGATGATGTTGATGTAACACCACCTAAACCAACTGCCATGCTTGATGCACCACCAGAGGTCTTATTAAATGTTACATAAATTCCATTTGTTCCAATTCCCTGTAGAGTTGTTGTGCCATATGGGAACTGCTCAATACCAGCAGAAATCGAAATGGTGAAAATACCATTTGTTGAGACCTGCACCGCAGACGCAACACCTTGTGTATCATTGAATTCAAATGATGTATGTGAAGAAAGTATATCATTGGAATCTCTAACTGTATCTGTGTAATTAGAACCAGTGAAATACAACAATGTTGATTGCGGAACATTCTGTAGAACTGCGTTACCATTAAGGTCTAAAATACTATCAGCACCGATTGCGGAGTTATATCCACCAACCGCGGCCGCATAAAGACTTTTTACCTGACCAAAAGTATATGAACCTGTCATTTTTATGTCAGCAAGGTAAACATTATACTTGGCATCATATCCTGGTGTACCAGAAATATATTGGACTGATAGAATAATAGCAGTACCAATTAGAGTACCGGTTTGTGCGGCAGTAGACCAACCTTTTCCAGTAATTCTCTTTTGTGCAGTATCATAAAGGCCTATTGTATTGCCATTATTAAGTTGCCAACCACCAACAAATTCATTGACAGTAACATATTGACCCATATTTGCAGCAGCTAACTGTGATGTTATGTTTGCTGTTGTTAGACCTTTTTCTGTAGCAAGGTCCATAGTTGCTGGCATACCAACTTGATAACCGGAAACATATGCGGTTCCTGGTGATACACCAACATAAAGTAGTTTATTATTTCCGTTTGGATAACGACCATAGTTAGAACCAGTATCATCATGTTCTTTTAGTTGAACATCAAGGCCATTAACAACATAATCACCAGAGTTATCGGATGTGCGACGAGCCATTGCATCATTAATATATGCATATTGTGTATTGGCACTATATGATTTAACAACACCATTCTCAATTGTAAATAATGATACGAAATCTTGGACACTAGGTGATGCATCAATTGGAACAACATCAAGTGTTGGGTTCAACATAAGTCGGTCGGCACCTGGTGCGGAATAGTTTGATGCTTCTTGTGCAGGATCCAATAGTGTTGAATCTTGAGAAGATTTTACAATGTCTTCGGTGATATAGAAACCAACACGGGCGGTTGGGTTTGCATTGTAGCGGTCAATAATAACTGCCTGATCTGGAAATGCCACGAAATGATTCTTGGCAAATAGAACACCTGAAGAGATGCTAAAACGTGAACCTTTACCGGTTGCGTTTGCTGTATTGGCAACAACCAGTGTTTTGATTGTTCCATTAATGTTTGCTTGTAAGGTTTCACCTGCTTGGAATGCCTTAATAGATGCGTTGGCACTTGAAGAAGATGTATAAGCAACATAAAGTGTTTTTGTGTTTTGTGATGATTGTGTACCGTCTAGAACCTGAATTATTTTAGCGGTAATGTTTGATGTGGCACCAACAACCTCCAAACGTGTATTACCTTTGGACTTACCTTGATTGATATATGTATTCCATTGGTCAATACTTACAGCATTATTAGCAGCATCAAAATCATTGATTTTTACGTATGGTATACCACGACCTGCAGGAAGACCTGCGTTTGTTTCTAACGTGAACTGTCCTGGAATAACGATTGTGCCATCTTTAAAGATGTTCTTACCAAAACGTGCAATCTGCTCTTGTAATGCGGTCTGCATCTGTGTGAGTTCACGGGCCTGAACTGAATAACCTGGCTTAAAGAGGATTCGGTAATAACCTTTACTAGGATCATAGTCATCATAGTAAGGTGAAACATCGAAATTTGTTGTTAATGATGTGCTATTGGAAGTGTTGGCATCCATTTTATATTTTTCCTCTTAGAAACTTAGAACTATTTTGAAATTTTCGTTTTGATCGTCTGCTCTTTCGATAGCAGTAATGTTGTCCTTATATAGGATACGTCCAACATAAGGTTGTAAATCCGGATTTGCCACTGAACTGACATATCTTGTCGCAGCACTGGTGTAACCAACGATTGGTTGTGATGCTGGCGTTCCTTCAACGTTGTTCAATTTTAATACGGAATTAGCAGAATCCCATGCAGTTACCAATCCTCTAAATGTAGCATTGGCTAAATTTGTACCTTGATAGGCAATTTCACCCAATACATAATTTGTTGTTGAACTTGATTGACTTAGTGTAATGACGGTTGCTTGTGAAAATGCAGAATTGGTCATTGTGTTGGAGGTGCCATAAACTAATGGGTTATATAACATTGAAATTTGTCTATAGTCACCTTGTGTTGAAATAACTCCATCTTCACTACCATTAAGGTCAACATTAATCATAACATAAGAACCACCTAGTTCGTATAATGCATCCGAACCATGACCGCCTGGAGGACTGATAACTACCCTGGCATTGGCATATCTACCTACGGTTGAACTAATAATAACGTTAGCATAGGTATATCCAGCACCAAAGTTATCAACAACAATGCTTTGAACTGTATCGGTTTGTGTATTAACCACCGCATAAGCATTAGCAAATCGACCGTCACCAACTATAGAAACAGAAACGGTATTTTGATATAGATATCCACTTCCACCATTTGTAACTAATATACTATTGATAGCACCAAAAACCGCATCTTCTTGTACCTGCCATTGTAAAGAACTATCATCGGAAGTTAATGTCTTTACTGGAATAAAACTGGAAGTTGTAAACTTTTGTTGTTCATCGACACTCAAGGTATACATATATTTCCAATAATACTGGTCAGCAGTTTGAAATACGATACCTGGGTTGGTAGATGTTGGTTTATATGTAGAAGGATGACCATAATTATTGGCAATACATTTATAAACGTTAAAAGCGTCTGTTACCACATAATATGCTGTATTAGCACCTTTTTTCAATGAATCTTGTGTGTGGTCGTATGCAATATAAGTTGTGTTTGCAGTCCAATTAATTCTTGGAATAACATGACGCAAATCATTACCGTTGATTAGTTTACCACCAATCATATATTTCCAAGTTTCATAGTAAGATTCGACAGAGGTATTGGCCTGATCCGGATTTAAATCATTTGTCCATGGAGTTTGATGGCCAAATGTTAGATAAACATTGGATTCACTAAAAGATTGTATAAATTGTTCTGCCGAATAAACTTCAAGGTCTTTGGAGTATGTTGATGCCATTATCTTTCTCTTTATTACCTTCTATTTATATGCCAAATTTTTACGGATGTGTCGTAATTGTAATATGCGTGTTGATAACATTCACCGTATTCATTAAGGTTTGATTATTATCTTGGAATAGGTATTCACCATACACCTTCAAACCGGCTGGGTGAATAATATCACTTAATGCTTTTCTATATTTGTTGAGTGATTCCTCAATTTGCACCACATAAGAGTATTTTTGATAGAAATCTCTATCCTGTAATACATATGGAGAACTTGGTTGACCTGCCTGATCAAGGTAACGACCAGGATAAGTGTAAATACCTGTAACAATGTTAGAATATGCCTGTGCAGTTCCGTCACCTTGTGTAGATAAATCAATAATTGGTGCTGTTCTATAACCAAGTCCACCTGAAATAATTCTTAGAGATTGAATTGAACCAATGACATTTGATTTTGCAGTAAGCACGGCATCATCACCAATAATAGCAGACACAACTATGTTAGCACCATTACCAGTTGATGTATGTATATTCGCGGTTGGTAACAAATCAGCACGATAACCATATCCACCTGGTATTCTACCTGGTTCAGCAAAGAAATTAACCTCTGTAATTGTTCCATTAGCATCAACAACCGATACCTGTGCATTAGCACCAATACCATAAGTTGCATATGGATTATCAAATGTAATCTGGTCGCCTGCCTGATAATTTCTGCCACCATCAATAATATCCATTCTTCCAAGAATACCCATTGAACGAATAGTAGTATTTGATACAACAGAAACATTAGGTAGTTCTACGTATCCAGAACCAGGATTAGTAATAGCACAAGAGACAATTGGCCCGCAAGGCCCGTATGACCAGTAAATCATTGAGTTTGCTAATAAAGTATTGACATTAGGTTTTTTATTAACAACAAAAGAAACGTTTGAAAGTCCACCAGGAAGTCCTGGTTGAATCGTTAATTCCCAATAATACTTATTACTTGCTGTAATGGTTTGATAAGTATTCTGCACAAAAAGAACGTCACCAGTTTCAAAATAAACATTTGAGTTGGCCAAATTTTTACTTAATGTTATATCATTAATTGTTCCACCAGGTTCGGTGGAGATGTTCAAATTAGATGTATTGGACCATTGAGTTGCTAAATTGGAATATGCCTGTGTTTCTACAATGTCACCAACAGCATTTACTATTGGTAAATCTGCGACTTGGTCAATAGTAGAACCAACAATGTTATAATATGCTGGGTGGAAAGTATAATCATCTAAAACAGAATATACATTGGCAGCCGCATTTGCTCCGCCGCCGCCGACAAATAGTAATGGGTCATTTACTTTATAACCAGCGCCAGGAAATACAACATTAACGGCCTTAATTTTACCTTCTAGATGACTTTTGGTAACTTTACCAATAACAACCTGACCACCAAATCCAAATTGAAGGGCACCATTTGAAACAACATATCCATTTTCATCAACTGGTATAACTGGAACAGCCGCACCCTCAACGTATCCAGAACCAGGAGATGTTACGGTTGTGTTAATAATAATACCTGAATAAACGTTGGCGGTTAGTGTTTTAAATACACCTTGGTCTTCAATTGTAGTATAAACGGTTTCACCATCATAGAAATCTTTAAGCACATCGGAAACAATCATTTCCGTAACTAAAACACCACTCTGGTAATATGGATTGATACTTTCTACCGTAGCAGTAGAATTTGATGTTACACCTCTAATAGAAGTATTGACAAACCTTGAATATGCGGTGCTATTGGCAACATTATCAACCATAACGTCTTTAATGTTAATAGATTTTTGAATGAACCAATTACCATCGGATGCTTTGAGAATGTTATTTTGAGGATAATATACGGTTGCTTCTTTATTGAATAGGATTCTGGCCAAAAATCTAATGGACTTTTCCGAACCTCTAGAACGATAAAAATCTTTAGCATGTTTAAGAATACGAATAGGGTCAACAAGTGAATCCGATGGAATAAATTTAATAAAGTTTTTATAGAATTCTTCATTTAGAATGTGGTATTCTTCGTTTTCACCACCACCTTCTTCCAAATAATCAGCATTTAGAGTGTCAATGTCATAGAAGTCCTGAAATCTTTTGGCGGTATACATCATGCCGCCGTCTTGTTCTAGTGACTTATAATATGCTTCTAAAAATTCAACAAACTTAGGGTGGTCTCTCCTAACGAATTCGGGTAGTTGTGAATTGACTAGATATGATGTTTTATTATTTGATGAGTCAACCATTATACTTGTGGTACCATGTTCAATTGAATGGCTTGAGCATTGTTTGTATCAATAGCCAACAATCTGTTTCTTAATGGTGTGATAACCGTTAATTCTGGAACTACGTTTACGGTTAATACATTTTCGTCATAGAATGGATTTAGAGCAACTTTTTGCAAATCCAAACTTGTTAGCGTGATGATACCATTTAAGTAGTCAATAGTTCCAGCATTATTATTTACATAAACTTTTTGGCCATTTGACTGGTAATAATATGACCTTATTGCTCCGTAATTGGAACTAAGTGTTATTGATAAAGATGCCTCAACACCAGAGGAGTCGGTAATACTAACTTGTGCGAGAGTATAATTAATACCTGCGTTTGTTACATTAACAGAACGAATTCTTCCGTTAACCACAACTGCTTCGGCTGTAGCACCGGTACCGTCACCGGTAATCGTAATAGTAGGAGTGCTAGAATATCCGTAACCAGCATTGATAACACCAATAGAACCAATACCTGTATATGATGCTGGAACTTCTTCAAAGAATACTTGCCTTGATGTTCCAGTCACATCAGGTACGGTTACTTGTGGATATGTGTAGAGTTTTTGATACTGGTCACCTTTTCTAATAGGTGTATTGAAATTAATAGTATAAGATTGTATAGTTCCTGGAGTCAATACTGCTCTGTTTTGTAAGTATAGTGTAATGTCGGAAGCAGTAATGGCTGCATCCGAATTTTCAATATAACTCTGTAACTTGGACAAAACGAAGGTTGACTGGAAATTATACAACTCATTTTCTGCGTAGTTGAAAATAGAGTTCTTTACCTCATTTAACAAATATGTTTCTGGTTGTGTTGTTAGAGTAGGGTTGTAATAAACATTTCCTCCAACCAATATGAACACATATTCTGGGTCAACAATTTCAGGAACAACGGTCAAAACATTTCTATTTGTAACTAAAGCATTTTTTATGTTCTGTTTTTCTAATGCGGTTAGAGTATAATAACCTCTAGTTTTTAGAGATAGATAAACCTTACCATAAACAGGTGGTATATTAGTTTCACCACCCCAGACAGAGACAGCCTCAATATCAGGAAAATCTTTTGTTACGATGGATTCATAATCATTAATAGTGACACAACGGTTCTGTGCGGTATAATAATATGGTGCTCTAAATCTAATGTTTTCTATATTTTCTTTATCTGTACCACCATATGAACCTTGTGTAACCGTAATCTTAACATTATTCTTAAATAACCCAGCAATAGGGTCTGTAAAAACATACTTTTGAACACCGTTGGCAACTGAACCAACCGTATCCAAATATGTGACTTGAACAATGTTTCCATTAGCAGGTTTTTGACCTAGAACATTATCACCGAAATAAATGGTGTAATTTAAATCTTGGTCTTCTTCAAGGAAATATACTTTAGAATTGGCCTGAATTTCTGTCAAATCAGCAGCCAAGAAATACTGGGTAGTTTGTGTATTGGATGAGGACTCTTGTACCGTAACAATCATTGTATCAGTATCTACGTTAGCAGATGGAATCTGGTATCGGCCTGTAACGTTATTGGCATCAATAACAAATTGATTGGTGATAACCTCACCTTGTTTGATTACTACATTAGCAAAAGAAAATGAACCGTTATCTTTATATGCTGTATTGGCATTGACGGTTGCAAATGGATAATTGGTACCATTGATATCGGCACCAACAAGTCTGGTATATTGGTCTAAAATAATATAATTGACGTTAGGATTTTCACCATTTGATGGTGTGACTTTGATGTTTAATAGAGATTGAGCACCGTGTGCGGAATCTGGAATGTAATTAATCAACTTGGCATGTGAGAGAATGTTTTTTCGGTCTTGTGCAGTATCGAGGAATGCCTCGTTGGCAATCATGTTTAGATAAAAAGCATTATAGTATGTGTTATAGGCCAGAATGTCCAATAGAACGGACATACCAGAACCTTGGAAATTATAGTCACTAAAAGTGCTTTGACTTTGTAGATAATTTATAAGATTAGTCTTAATTGAAGAAAAATCTAATTCTGTTACTCTAAGCGAGGTATTGGACGTTGCCATTTAGCGAATTCTCTCTAAAAATAATGTTGATGTTACAGGTAAGTTTCTATTTAAAATAGTATATTGTATTGTAACCGTAAAACCATTCTGGTCAGGATTATTAACAACGGTAACATCTTGCAAACTAACTCTTGGTTCGAAGTTATTTATCACACCTGAAATGGCATACTTTAAATAAACGGTTGTTAATGGTGTATCCAATTCAAACAATAGTCCACTAACATCAGAACCTAACGTAGACTGAAACTTCCTCTCATAGTAATTGGTTAATACAAGATTACGGACAGACCTTTTGATGTCTTGTTGGCCATATAATATATTAACATCACCAGTAGCAGGATTCATGGTAAAATCCAGGTCCAAATCTGCATAGTCTGGATCTCTATTTACAAACGGAGTGGTGGCCATGATAGTCCTTTTAGCGTTTCCTTATTTAGTTTACAGCCAACTATCTGTTTCGCTAGTAGCATCAGGCTCAGCCTGAGGCTGTGATGATGAATTACCTTGAACTTGTGGAACTTGTCCAGGAAGTGAAGGAGTAATAATGTTGAGAGAACTTAAATTCAATCCAAGTGCCGATGCTATCTGAGCAATACCACCATTTAAATTTAGTAAGGAACCTAAAGAATCCAAAGCAACTCCAGCAGTTCCGGCCATACCAAGTAATCCACTTAATGAACTAATACTTGTAGATCCTCCAACAAAACTTGCGGATCCTGCCGGGGCCCGCATTTCCATACTACCAGATGTAACAACATGTGACATACTACCTGCTTGAACGGTTACTTGTTTACTACCACTTGTTACCGTTTCAATTGAGTTCAAACCTACCGTTGTTTGTTTACTTTGAGAAATCTTTTGTATCTTATTACTTTTGTATGTGTGACTGTGATCATCTGAAGTCATACCTGAAAACATACCATTAATGGATTGTTGGACTTTTTGATTACTAATCACTATTCCCAATAAAGGTATAATCCCTTGCGCGGAAAAACCACCATATTTGTGTTGAGTTGCAGCTGCAGCTCCTGATCCTGTTCCCCACGCAACGTTGACGGTACCGGGCGAAGAATGATAAGTTACTCCTTTAGGTGCTTGATTTTCAACAACCAGTTTTGCACTTGTTTTTGATTGGTTCAATCCATTTCTAATAGCTAAATCACCACCAAATGCATATTGTCCGGCACCACCTGCGGCATCGGATATATTATTTTTAGCACTACGAACTATTGAATCTTGTGAATTAGTTATGATAGGTCCTTCAGATTTTGTATTGATAGTTTTTGCTTCAGTATCAATAGTTCCACGGACAGAACGATTTATGTTCTTTGCAGTCAAATTCATATTACCCATAACGGTTAAATTATAATCTTTATGGACCGTGACATTATAATCACCATAGCAACGGAGTGAGGTATCACCTTTAACGGTAATGTCGGAAGCACCAGAGATTGTTACACGTTCTTCACCAAGCACCACCTCATATTTACCATTATGTGTGGTTAATAGCATACCACCATCTGGTCGCATTTGAATAGCAGTACCAGAACGATGTTGGATGGTTACCGTTTCATTACCTTGGGAGTCATCCATAATGAAAGAATGACCAGATCGGGTCTTGTGTGACCAATAGTTTGGATACTGGCCTCCAGATTCCATGCTACGAGCATCTTGATCAACATTAAATTTGCGAGGTGTAGTTTTACCTTCTGAATTATCGTTATAAGTATCTCCACCGCCTGTTGTAGATACACTTGCTTGCAATTCTGCCATTTTTTAATTCCTTACGATGATATAAGTTGTTGAACAATTTGTGCTATATCTTGGCCGTTTATGGTGCCTTTATTGATTTGGTTTTGTGTTTGAGCTACCTGTTGCTGATTTAGTTTTTGATGCATTTGTGTCGCAGTTTGTTCTTGTGTCGTAGCGAGGCGTTTCCACATATCTTGTATGGTTTTTGATGCTGTGCCAAACATATTACCCATACCACCAGATCCGCCGCCAGAACCACTTCCGGATCCCCCAGATCCACCACTTGATCCACCGCCGGAACTTCCACCACCAGTGTTACCAGTATTAGATACACCTACTCCAGCATATGCGGTATTGCTCATGCTATTGGCAAATTCCATTTGAGCATTTGCATTTGCGTATGATACGGTTATTGTGCCGTTTATATCAACTTCCTGTAATGCCACACCCCAGGCATTTTCAATCTGTATAACCACATTATCTAGTGCCTCATGACCCATAATGGTGGTGTCCCATTGAAGGCGATTTAGAACGCTCATAAGGTCATCTATAGATTGAACCTGACTTAATAATTGTGTTGCGTTTTCTAGGTAGATACCATAATGAACAACATTGCCTGTGACATAACCAACACCATTGTCGGTTTCATGTCCCTGTATTAGATTACTTAAACTATTTAATGCGGTGGACATATTTGGAGTTAATCCACTATGAATGTCATCCCAATAACTATTACCATTGCCTAAACCACCTGCCTGCGCCGCAGATGAACCACCTGTTCCGCCGCCTGAACCATTTTGCATAAGACCTTGAAACATCTGTGCAAGGGACATAATTTGCCCTGGCAATTGGTCCATCAAATCTTGTGTCATCATCTGGTCGTTTGTCTGTCTAGCAGTAGGAACACTCTTCATTGCTGGCAATCTAAAACCAGACATATCAAATAAAGCACCGTGGTTTGGTAGACCGTCCAAGGCACCTAAACTATGCTGTGTTCCTTTTTCTTTGATGGTGCGAACCTTTGCACCTCTTTCGGTACTTTCTTGTATTTGTGGTGGTATATTAACAGGAATAGTTGTATTGATTAATTCTTGTATAGCACCACTCATAAGGTCTTGTCCACCTCCGGCCATATTAACACCATTACCATTTCTCATAGAATTGGCAAGGCCTAGAATAATACCACCGTTCTGTCCTAATCCTTTTAAAACATAGACCATTGAACCTGGGTCCATGCCACCTGGGAACTGTTGCTGGCCAGATTGTGTTGGATTAATTGCTGAACCCCAATAACCAAGGTCTTCATTGCTAACATCAGGACCATGGTTTAATGACCTGGTTGACTGATTGCTATTATGAGATTGGTCGCTCTTTGGGTCCACAATAAAATGTGGTTGAATTGTAAATTGGTCTAAATTTGGATTCGCCATGATTACCCTACATTTCCAGTTATACAATCAAGTGTTGTGGTGGCATAACCACCTAATTGGATGTTATGTTTAAGTGCTACAACCAAGTATGAACCTGAACCATACATAGGAACACCTGCATTTCTACCTTTACCAGGCCAAGTGAAACCAATAATCTGACCAACATGTAGCCTTGGATTCCATGGCACCGTAATACGAAAAGCAATCTTATCTTTTTCTAATAGACCCATTCTGGCCTGTCTCAACAATAAGTATTGCTCTACACCCATATTACAACTATTTTGTTGCTCGGATGAACCGGAATTGGTTATAGCAGTTTTATGATTGCCTTTACCAATACCACAACCACCAATAGAACCACCAAATAAACTACCTCCTTGATTAAATGGATTAATTGTGCTGACACTATTGCCACCTTCAAGTCCATTTAATAAGTCGGAGAGATAATCAAAGTCACAAGGGAAACTAAAATTAATAGCAGCACCACCATCTGCAAGGTCCACGTCCGCGCCCTCGGAACTGGCATATGTTACTACAGGTGAACCACCTTCAAGTTTCTTTAATGCTCTAAAATAATGTGTGCCAAAGTTTTCATAAGTCATATAATGCAAGAATGATGGGTCATTGCCTTCATATAGTGCCACATTTGCTTGCTGTGCCACAACCTGAAAAGGATGTATATTCTCTGCGATATAATCTCTGGCAGGCCCAGCATTATCAATAACTGCATTTCTAACACCAGCACAGGATTGTAATACATAATTAACAACCTCGGATGGCATGGTACATTTCCATGATTTGGAAACTAGTGATTGTGCATCGTTTAATAGTGATTGGTCGCAGGCGTGGAGTGTTAATGTTTCAGTTTGACCTACGTTAATGTCCAATTCTCTATTGTCAATTCTATAGAGTTGTTGATTTACAAACATAGAATACTTTGTGGCTGGTTGGTTCATAGTAATTACTAGAGGTTGGTTTTTATATGAACCCCATATTTTTGGTTGGTCAGCATAGACAAATGACTGCAAAGTTACTGCTGTCTGTAAACCTGGTGTAAGTAAACTCTCACCTAGAACAACCTCTTTTACCGTAATTTCGGTAAAAATTTCACTACCAATTGCAATCTGTGTATCAACTCGGAGATTATCATAACTACCACCGGTAGCACCCAAAGGCATATTACCCATATTATGCAAATCCTCTCAAATAACTTGGTAGGTTTGGATTAAGGTCTGTAAGTTTTTTAAATTCGGACATAATCTGTGAATAATAATCCGGTTTAATAATCTTAATAAGTCTTTTATCATCATTTAGTTTTAATTCATAATCATAATATGTAACTTCTCGGCCGGAAATGGTTTCAGTTATAGTTTTTCCATCCAATTCATATGTATTTACACCTTGTATTAGTGGAATAGAACCAGACCTAGAGATGGTTATGAGGTCATCATAAGTCAAATCGGCAGTCATAAATGGTCTTTCATAATCGTCGGCAGTGAAAGCATTGCTATCTGCGGTTCTGTGAGTTGTTGATGTCCAAGGTGTGAAATAAGCATACGGAACATTAGGAACATTTAATGTCTGTCTGGTGGTATCAATAACAAAAGTTGTTGTGCTTGTTGTTCCATAAAATTCATTAGTTCTTTCAATAACCATTTCACAATGATGTATATTCGCCTGTGCCCAATCTACTGAACCATATTTGTCATTAATCATTTTTTGGAAGGAATCATATTGTAAAGGCCAGTCAAATTGTGCATCGGAAATTTTATTGGCATATAATATAATCCAACCAGCACCAACGTCACCATAAATCTTTTCTGCTAATAATTCTGGTGTATCCGAGTCCAATATATCATAAACATAATATGCTGATGTATTATTAATAATTTTTTTGAGAATACCAAAACGAAAGAAAATGTCGGTTACGGTTTCATGAGGACCATTTAAATATGTTACGGTGTTATTAATGTCGTATTCCATAGTTGGAAATTTTCCAAAAAATGGAGTATTAGCAGATGGTATTGGTACGCCGGTTTGTGTATTAGCGAATGACATTTTTACCTCTTGAATACCCAATCTTCAACTGGGAGTTGTATTGCTTTATCAAACTCATCAACATTAATCTCAATAAATTGTGACCTACAATGTGAATAGAGATACCTTTTAATACAAGGTTTCGCCAAGGACTCTAATCGCCTTGAACCTTGCAATAATTGATAACTCAATTTTAATCTGGTATTTTCATCCATCTTTTTATCATTAGCAAACTTCATCAACTGACCTAGTAGCGCCTGACGTTCTCTTATATTGAGATAGTGTAGGTTTAAACCTAAAAAACCATCTCCATACATCTCAATCGGAAACACCATTGGAAACTTATCATACTTTGCTAGTGTCGCTTTACCTTTTGGGTCATACTTAAAGAAAAACAATTTACCAATAACCGTATCATCGCGGCCTCTTTGGTCGGATGCTAGTAATAGTTTACGAGCCTTTGGTGACGCAGCATCCAAGGCCTTATCAAATAACCACTTTTGTAGGTCTTTAGATGAATATTTTTCTGCCATGTAGGTATTTATATCACTTTTTGAATAGGTCTGATTCCGTTATAACTCTAAATTCCCATCCTTTGTGACGGCAATAATCTTCTGCCGCCTTCCATTTAGCCTGATTAACGCCATAAGTCATCACCTCGGTAATATACCTTTTGGTAGTCCTTTGTGGTCTTTTTGGTTCTTGGGTCTGGGCCTTTGGTTTCACCTCTAAAAGCATCTTACGTGTCTCACCGTCTCTCCCAACCGCCTCCACATAAAAGTCCGTAAAGTATCGGTGCAATTTATTATCTATGGGTGAGACATACGGAATGACTATCTCTTCCGAACCCCAACGGACAACATTGGTGTTGGTGTCTAACCAATCCATTACTCTCTTTTCCCACCCAGACCTATATACAATGTTGGTGGGGTCTCCGATATATTTTTTAGGATTCACAGGTTTAAAGAAACCTTGCTTATAATTATGTGCCATAAATACTATCTAGGTAATAATACCGGAGATATAAATGCCCAATGTTAGCACTAATCTTTATTTTCCACTAGTCCAAGATACCACACAAGGTGGTAACTGGATGATTATTAGTGCTATGGCTCCCGGTTCAGCCGCAGTTGTTGGTTCTGTAGCACTATTTATTCCAGGTGCATCTAGTGGTTCAAACATAGTTTTTGGTGATAGACACGAATACTCCGAAACTAAATTGTCCAAAGTTATTGCCGATGCTGCACTATCACCAATTGGTGTAGGTTTCAATGCAGTGAATGGCCTACTAGCAACTCAAGGTGCATCAATCAATCCAAAGGTAGAAGTTCTCTACCGCGATACAGACTTGAGAACATTTGAATTTAGTTTTATTATGTCTCCAACAAACCAAGCGGAATCACAAGCAATCGTAAACATCGTAACACTATTGAGACAATATGCGGCACCAACATTAGTGGTGCCAGGTGGTGGTTATAGTGACCCTAGACAAGGTTATATTTCAAACCAATCTAACTATCTTGGTTTAAACTCTGGTGGTATGTTTAAGACACCAAACGAGTTCATTATAGATTTTATGATGCCAGATATACAAGGTAATTTAATTCCTAATTCCAGCATACCGAAAATTGGTAGATGTGTTATGGAAGGTATTCAAGTTATGTATAACCCTAATGGTGAGTGGAGTACCTTTGCTGATGGTAGTCCTGTTTCAACTCAGTTGACCATGGGATTTAGAGAAATAAGAGTTATAGACAGCAAGAATATATCACAAGGTTACTAATATGGGTACTAATTTTAATCAAACAAATGTTCCACAAAATTTGGATATGCAAAGCCTTAAAGCGGCCGCAGATTCCGCAGGACAATATGCAAAAGGTTGTCGCTTTGTTGCCGTCATCAAACCTACCGGATCCAGTATTATTGGACTTATTCCAAGAGATTTGGTTTATATGTGTGAGGCGGTTGAGTTTCCTGGTCGTGGTTTTGATATAACTGAAATTAGATATTGGGGACCTAAACAAGTATTTCCAAACAATGTCATGTATGGTTCAGGCATTAATATGCAATTCATCTGCCGACAAGATAGCACAGAGAGAGCATTTTTTGATAACTGGCAGGATATTATTAACCCGGTAAATAACTTTATGTTTGAATATCCAGATAACTATTATGCAGACATTAATATATATCAACTAGCGGAGTATGCCGCCGGCGCCGGATGGAATTATATAAAAGATTCTAATCATAAACCTGTAAATTCTCTAGCAACTTATGGATGGACTCTACGCAAATGCTGGCCTACATTGGTCAATCCACAACAAGTCACATGGGCCGACCAAGACATTTTAAGATTACAAGTTTCATTTGCATATAAGTATTGGGATAGACCAGATTACGTAAAATAATGGAGTGAATAGATTATGCTACCAAAGATTGATGTGCCAACATATGATATAGCAATACCTTCTACACAAGAAATTATAACGGTCAGACCGTTTACCGTTAAAGAAGAAAAACTCCTACTGATGGCAATGGAGTCAAAAGACAACGAAGAAATTATTAAGACGGTTAAACAGATTATTAGCAATAGTATTATCAAAGGTAAGATTGATTTTAATAAATTGCCGTTTTTTGATGTTGATTTTCTTTTTGTCTTTTTAAGGGCCAAGTCCATTGGTGAAAAGGTAGAGGTGAGTTTAACCTGTAACAATGTTGTGGATGGAAATAAATGTGGTAATGTTTTTGAAACGGATATGGATATTGCCAATTGTGAAATACAACAAAAAGAAGGTATTTCACCGGATATTAAATTGAATGAAAAGCAAGGTATCAAAATGAGATACCCAACTTATACGTCAATGAAATATGCGGAATCAGGCAATGCGATAGACAGAAAGACAAATGTTATTGTAAATTCCATTGACAGCATATATGATGCCAAAGGTGTATATTCTTGGAAAGATTACAGCAAGGAAGAATTAAAAGAGTTTGTTGAAAGTTTGACCGAAGAGAACTATAACAAACTACAGGCCTTTGTTGATAACTTTCCAACTATTGCGGTTAAACTGCAAGCAACCTGTAATAGATGTGGTTTTAACCATAACGTGAGGTATACAGACTTCTTTGATTTTTTTACATGATAATGGGACATGATAGGCTAGCAAACCATTTTAAAACAAACTTTAGTTTGATGCAGCATCATAAGTGGAGTTTGGTAGAGATGGATAACTTAATGCCTTGGGAACGATATATCTATATTGAATTATTGAGCCAGTACCTCAAAGAAGAGGAACAAAAGGCCAAAGACCGTGAGATGGAATTAAGAAACAGAAGAAATCACGCTAATCGGAAAAGAATGTAATGTTCAAATCGGAACAAGTAGTATTTAAGAAATTAAACAAACTACCAATAGCAAGAAGAGTATCGGTAGCAAGTAGTCCAGAAGGCAAGTCTGTTCTTGCATCTTTAACACCTTCCCAGTTTGCAGAATTATTTCCACGATACTATCAACAAGCATTACCTGATGTTGGTGGGTTTGATAAAGCAACCACCGAGGCAGCTAGAGAACGTCAGGCCGAGGCATCTGAAGGTATACTTGACAGACTTATGAAGGCTGAAAAAGGCCTTGAAGAATATGCTGGTGAGAAGTATCATCAGATAAAAAGAAAACTTGGTTTTGAACCAAAAGCACCTCCAGGATTATCACCAGAGCAAGAAGCAGCCTGGAATAAGGTTATGTCTGGTGCGGTTGATGTAAACTCTGCTGAAGGAAAACAGTTTGGTAGATTAACAGATAGTCAATTATCTAGTATTGGATTAACTAGAGGTAAAGATAATACTGGCCGAGATGTATTCCAGTATGCTCAACCTGAGGTTAGTCGTCAGGAAGCAGAGAGTAGATTAAAAACATCCGGATCTGTTGAACACCCACAAGGTAAATCTGGATATAGAATGGTCTATGAGGCAGCTAAGAGGATGGGTGATAAATTTCCAGAAGTTACTGCTGCTCAATGGGCCCATGAATCTAATTGGGGTAAAGCTCCTTCAGGAAAAAATAACGTATTCGGTCAAAAAGCGAGGGCGGGTGAAGAAGGTACCGTCGTTGGCACACACGAAAATTATGGCGGTGGTTCAGTTGCTATTAGAGATAAGTTTAAAGATTATAATAGTATTGAAGAAGGTATTGCAGACCATGTAAATAGATGGAGCTCTAAATATAAAAACGCAAGAAATGCCCAAGAAGCGGTTGAAATATTAAAAAATTCAGGATACGCTACCGATCCGGCTTATGTTAGCAAAGTAATGAACTTTGTCGGTAGTCATGAAAAATATATGAATGAAGCAGGTGCTTCTGGTGGAATTGCCATAAAACCAGAAGGTCCAAATGGTTCATACTCCGACGAACAAATTACCAAGATGATGGGCCAGTTAAAAGATGAAAAGAATTCTGCCAGAAAACAGCAACTCGCCAACCTTCTAACCGATGCTGGTGTCCCAACCGCAACCGTTAATAGTATAAGTTCTGTAAACACAAGCGGAGTTACAGGTGAACATTTTGGTGAATCCAAACAATGTGTGGCATTAACTAAACACTTTGCTACCAATGTAGGGCCAGCATCATCTTGGCAATTCCATGATGATACAAGTGGTATTGTTCCAGGTGCTGCTATCGCCACCACAAGATACTCCGATGGTTCTGGCGGTAGAATGGCAAGTCAAATGCCTGATGGTAAATCACACTATCATACAGGTATTGCTCTAACCAAACCTGATGCTGATGGTAATGTTCTAATCTTTGACCAATCAGCAGGCAAAGGTTCATCAATCACAAAAATCAATATACATAATTATCACGGAGAACAATGGAGACCTATCAGAGGCGGTGAACCGACCGATAAGTCCATGCAGGCCGTTAATATGGCATTAGGTCGTGCTAATGAAAGTGAGAAATCGGCCATAATGGAGTCAATGAGAGGAAAGGCACCAACTGCTCCTACATCAACTCCTGAAATTAAACCAGTAGTAGAAAGCGGACCACCTCCTCAAACACCAGTTAACCAAGAAGGACAACCTGTAGCACCTGCACAGCAACCTTTACCTGGTGAGCGTAAGCCTGCTTCAACTGCTACTGTTAATCCTCCAACAGAGGGACCAAAGGCCAAACCAGCACCATTACCAAATAGATATACGGTTGATAGAACTGGTTTCATTAATGCTATTAAGAATACGGAAGAATTTAAGAACACCATGTTCTCAAGTTTGGCCAGTGACCAGCAGATTATTGACGGGTTTAATAGTGACGCTAAGGTGCAGGCTGCTGGTGTTCGTTATGATGCTGAAAAAGGCGTTATGCATTTCAAAGATCCAAACCATCCTGATATTAAAGCAGTTATGCAGGATCTACACACTGAAAAGTTTATGACTCCTATTCAAGAGAAGAAACCTGAACCTGTACCAGAGAAAAAGGTTGAAGCACCACCTCAAAAACCGCAACCTTCACAGCAACCTACACCAACACAAGGTGCTGGTCCAACTCCTGCACAGCAACCTAAATCATCACAAGGTCCTGGTGCTAATCCATCTCAGCAACCTACACCAACACAAGGTGATGGTCCAACTCCTGCACAGCAACCTACACCACAAAGACAGACATCTGCCGAAGTGGAACCTCTACAGGAAGCACCACAAGTTGAAGGCGCCTCTGATGGCGGTTCATTCGGTGTAAATGGTGATGTTAATTTCTATCCAATGGATAAAAGAGATAATCTTGCCGCAGTTGATACAAAGACACAGCAACCTCTATTCACTGCCAGAGGTGGTGAGAGAATAGATGTAACACCTGCACAAAAGGTGCGTGGTGAAATGGGACCGGCGGACAATGGTATTAGAAATGAGTTTGAAGCATTAAGGCAGGAAATGGGTAGCAATTTTGGTACATTAAATGAACCAACTAAACCTACTATGGCACAAACTCATAGAAAACAAAATCCAGACGTTGTGCCAACCTTCACCGGTGGTTTGAATGAACAGAATAAGTCCAATCAATACCATAATCCGGCATTTGAACGTGCTATGATGCGGACACGATTACAAGAGTCCGGTGATCCATTAAACAACCACTTCTCAGGTGGTAATACCAATTACTCATAAAAAAAAGGGCCCGTAGGCCCTTTTCAGTATTCATCTTGTAAAGTCTCAGTCCTCAGCCAACTTGCGAAACATTGCGAGGTCTTCATCCTCTTCATCTTCCACAACTGGTGCCTTGGCGACAGGCTTTGAGTTCTTGAAAGGTACATCATCCTCTTGCGCCGCAGGAGAATAGCTTGTTGCCTTTGTTTCAGTCAAGGTGATTGTGTTTACCGGTTGTGTTCCAGTATAACCAAGTACCTCGTCAAGGCGGGCCTTGAGTTCATCATAAGACTTGAAGTGTTTTGGATTAACAATCTCAAGTAATGAATACTCGCTATTCAGAACCTTTTCAATCTCTTTGTCATCTTCTGATAATGGGCCAGGTGTAAGGAACACTGACTCATCATAGTTAGGGAATGATACGTTACGGCCACCCATATTAACATTCTGGCGAGTCACCTTCAACTTGAAGTTAGCACCAAAGAAAATGTCAAATGGATTAATTGCCTTTTCTGATTCAAGGTCAGGCTTCCACATCTTCATGATCTTATCATAGATTTTCTTGCCATACTTGTATAGAAATACTTTGCCTTCATTCTCAGGATTTTTTGGGTCACTTACAACATAGATGTTAGAAACGAAATGAAGACGGCGTTTTTGATCCCGCGCCTGCTTTCGCTCTGGTGAATTGTCATCTTGTGTTGAGTTCCAAAGTTGTGTATTGAGTTCGCTGACAGGATCTTTTTCACCCAATGTGGTACGTGACTTCTCAATATACCACTTACCAGTTGTCTTGTTCTGGAATCCATGATCCCAATACTGACACCAAGGAAGACCATCAGTGCCATCAACTGGTGGTTCTGGAAGGAAACGGATAACAGCTAGAGCATTACCTGATTTATCAGGCGTAGGCTTCCAGTAGTTGTCTATCTCTTCCTTTTCATATGTAGGGTTATTTAACTTATCAACTTGTTTAAGAAGACGGTCAAAGTTGGATTGGGATTTTTTACGTAGTTCTTGTATGTTCATCGTATTACCTCGTATGTTCGTTGTATGTTTATTGTCCACTTTATCATGATGTAACAGAGTATGGATTTACCAAGCCCGTATCCCGAACCGGTTTTATACCATACTCTATTCTTGTATTATAACAGGGCCCGAAAGCCCTGTCAAGCATTATTTACCAATTTCTTTACCCGTGTCCTTGTGGACAACTTTACCTTTTAGAAGGGTATAATCGGAATGTGCTTGCCAGAGATCCCAAATCAATTGGGAAGCAACTGCGGAATCTTCATTGGCCTCTATAATTAATTTCATTGCTCTTAACAAGTCTTCTTTTGTCATCTTTTTCTCTCCTATAAGATGTTGCCAGTATCTCACAAGAAATCATGGCGATAATTTGTTTTATATTTATAATACAAAAATTTCAGATAACATTTCAAATCCGTGAAGTATTTCCATAATATGTAATGAATCCTCAGGAATCTTTAGTGGTCTTTGTGTATGTTTATCGAGGAATGCCATTTGTCCATCGTCGGTGTATATCTTTTGGTAATGGCCTTCGGCATAGTTTAGTAGTATCTCTGATGGTTTACCTGGTGCATATTCAGTATTTGATATATCTTCAACTGGAGTATCCTTAGACGATTTCTTTCGGGGTGCCATCTATTTTCTCCTTGAGTATGCGTTTGAATTTATTCTTATCGTATTTTACAAAAGGTTTGTATTTACGCAATTTTAACGCCACCTTGGACCATATCGGATCATTATTACCCATATATTTATCAAACTTTTCGGTGTATCCTATAAAGTCATTCAGTATGACCATGGACTCAGGAGAAATACTACCCCTAAGATATAGGCAAACAATATAAGGATACTCACCGTCCCTAACATCAAAAGGTAATTCAAGGCCATATTTAAATACCCTGTCAACATCATTACCAAAGATGTATGCAAGTGATTGTATTCTTCCTTTGTATTGAATATAGTTTTCTTTTGCTTCGTCCTCCAATAACTCAGTGACATAGTTACGATCCTTCAATCGATTAGCAATAAAAAAATCTCGTAGTTCTCTGTCTTCATACTCTTTGGCAACCTTATCAAAGAACCATTTGTCTGGTCTCTTTTCATAGGTGGTCCTGGATGCTTTTACTTTATGGTGCGTAAAGAGGTCAAATGTTGGGCTCTCAAAGTGAGTTCTAATCGTAACAAAGACCACGTATGCACCATACGCGGAAAAGTGACTCATATTGGTAGTTTAGCAGTTTTAGATTTCTTAAGGAAGTTGAGGTCTTCAGCCTCTAGTTGGATTTTGGCTTTGAGGACGCCAGACACAAGTTTGCCAGCGGTCTCCATTTCTATATTGTTTTGTTCCGCAAACATACAGATGGCATCAATGTAAGGAATATCTTTCATATAAACCATCTCTTCAATAGCCATAGAAAATTTATTGATTTCTTCAGGCGTCATAATATTATATCTCCTATCGTATTGCGTGAGTGTTTTTGCCTTTGAAAGATTTCTTGAGGAGTTTAAACCAAAACTTCCTCTCTTTCTTAGCATCTTTATTCAGTATAGCACGATAGAACTTTAAAATCAACTTTTTTGTTTTCATTTTAGTGTCCTTTGTGAGGTGCCGGATTCTGTTCCGAGGCTCCGGCGGGCCCGATGATTATGCTGCTAGAGCAATATCAAGTGGGGCAAAGTTATCGTTAGCACCTAACGTTGCTTTCGGTCTCCTTGAACCCTTACTACACCAGTCGATCCTATTTCTGGCCCATCAGAAGGTATCTTTTTCCAACTTAAACTTCCATGAGAAGTATAACCGATATAAGATTGTCCTGTTTCCAAATCTTTTAGAATCCATTTCTCAGGACACTTTGTATATACAGTTAGAGTTTTGGCTTCTTTGAGTTCAGGAACTTCTTCGCCTGTTATAAGTTTTCTTTTCATAAAATACCTTTTGGTGGACCAGCCGGGTACCGCCCCCGGGTCCTGAGTGTTTATGCCGTTCCTCTCAACGACCTAAGCATACTATTTATTATATACTATTATTTCGGAATGTCAAGTGTTATTCTACTTGGTTTTCAAACTCTTCCATCTGTGGCGCACCAACACCACGATGGTCACGGGAACCATTAGTTACAGGGGCGACTAGTGTTGTCCCGTATAAGACAGTCACCGACGGTCGCCACAACACATCCAGACAGGCCCAGACAAAGAAACACCAATGAGGTTAGAACGTATATTTTTTTCATTTGAATACCTCTTCAAATTCTTTTATCGCCATTTCATAATCAAGAACGTATTCTTTTGCTTCCGCCATACTATTTACGATTTTATGTACCACTATACCGTGCATTTGATCATTTTCAATATAGGCATATTTCATGTCAATAGTCAAAGCACAACCAACTTTGTTATCGTCTGATATATAACAAGTCTTGGAAAGTTGTTTCATAGATTGAACTCGTTCCTAAATGATACCACTTTTCTTGCTAATTCTGTAATATAATCTTTACGGTTCTTTACAAATATCTGCGGATGTATTTCATGGTCCACTGATATCAATACAACAATCTGCTTGGCCTGAATACCGGTCATTTCTTCATACATCAATGAATAGCAGGTGCATTGCTCAAAGTAGTTTAAAATCCATTCCTCTTTTTTAGGTTTCAATGATGTCTTAAAGTCAATAATAGAAGTGACGCCATCAAACTCAGCAATACAATCAACCTGACCTGCCATCCCGATGGCCTCACTATACAGCATTGCCTCAACATAGTGGATGTTATCAATACGTTCCAATGTTGGCAACATATTACGGAATGACACCTTCATATCAGGCGTCAAATCTTTGGTTAAGTAAGTTGATTTTTCCTCATTCTTGATATAAGATTCCATGAGAGAATGAAATTGTGTACCGCGTCTAGATGCTCTTGCTGATACTCGGTTTGCCTCTTCTTCACCAACTTTGGCTCGCCACTTTGCGATGCTATCGCCTTTAAAATGAGACAAGAATGTTGTAACCGAAGGCAACTTGGTGCCATTTGGAGAGATGTAGTATCGTTTTCCATTATATTCTTCTCGCTTTAGTGCAGTTAGAAAGTGGTCGTGGTTAAGGTGATTAAATGTTTTCATAATATCCTAAACTTAAACGCAATACTCAATCGTTGCGTTCTACAATAGATAGTCGGCTCTAATGGACAATGCCATAATTTAGAATTGAAAAGAATAGCAGAATTGGACTCAGGCCAATAGGATTCTATACCATCACCATTCTTAATCATTAAATGCCCACCATATTCAGGTTGCCAATCTTCATGTAAATAATATACCAATGAATAATCGCATCCAGGTATATCTTGATGAAATTGTCCACACTGGCCATGAGATTGACCGTTAGCATATAATCTATAAACTTCTATCTGTTTATTAAGATAGTTTTGTATTTTGGATTTGAATAGTTCTTTGGATTTTACACAATTAAAAAGGTCTTTATACCAAAACAACCTAGTTAATGGAGTATCTTGGCTGAAACCTTCCAGATTCCACTGGAAGGTTTCGCTTTCGAATTTTATGTTGTTTTTTTCTTCTTGTGTAAAGAAATTTTTCCATACTATAATAGTTTCCATTCAACATCCAACATCAAAGTCGTCCTCAACTGTTTCATCCATTATATATTATCCTTTTATAAATGTCAACCTTTAGAGGCCCATTTCGGTCTTCTGTATTATATATTCTTTTACCACACCGCTTCGAACGATGTCCTCAATGTTAAACTCAATATGACGGAATGATGGCATACGGCGAGTAACGGCCATCAGTTCTTTAATACCAGTTTTCTCATGTGGTTTATGTAGGTCAGTTTGGCGATAATCACCACAGAAAACAATACGAGAGTTTTGACCTATACGGGTCATAACTGTATCAATTTCCTGGAATGTCATATTATTGCACTCGTCAACAATGATAATACAATCGTTAAATGTCATACCACGTAAGAAGGAAGTAGTAGTAAATTCTACTAGGCCCTTTAACTTCAAAATCTTCCATCCGTCACCACGACCAAATAAGTCATCACAAATTTCTTGGTAAGGTTGTTCGTAAACTTCCGATTTTTGTTTGTCGGTTCCTGGTAGGAATCCCATGTCGCGGCTTGGTACGACCGATCGGATGATAACAACCTTCTTATATGTC